GCCCTGGCCGCCCTGCGCGCCGGCGGAGTTGAAGAGGTTGCCCCCCGAGGACACCGCCGCGGGCATGCCGCCGACGATTAGCCAGGGCGGGGTCGCGTTGACCGAGAGGCCGCCGCCGCCGCCGGAGGCCACGAGGCTGCCGAAAGTCGTCGCGCCGCCCGTGCCGCCGCCGCCGCCCGAGCTGGTGCCGCCCTGGCCGCCGCTGCCGATCGTGAAGGCCGTGGTGCCGGGGTTGACCATGAGGTGGCGCAGGTAGGACCCGCTGGCGCCGCCCGTGCCGGCGCTGATCGCCGACCCCGCCGTGGTGCTCGCGCCCCCGCCGCCGCCCCCGCCGCCGCACATCTCGATGAGGATGGTCGTGCAGCCGATGCCGGGCACGTAGATGCCCGATACGCCCAGCGTGACCGGGCGCAGGTAGCGCCCGGGGATGGCGGCGCCGAGCATGTTCGAGATGTTGTCCGGGGTGAGCGTGTCGACGACGTCGATGCCCTGGCCGCGCGCGATGAACTGGCCGAGGCCGGCGGCCATCAGGGACGTCTGTTTGAGCGCCTTGTTGACGAGCTTCGAGCGGGCGACCCCCGGCTGGTTGCCGGCGAGGCGATCGGAGGCGGCGAGGTACGCCGCCTGCGTCTCGATGTTCGTGCCCGTGTCGGTCTGGGCGAACGTGAGGATGCTGTTGAGTGCCATGTGTGCCTAACTTGAGGGGATTTCCTGGACCCAGGACCCGGAGTCCCAGCCCTTGAGCTGGGGACTGTCGGCGTCCCACGCGAAGAGGGGGCCGTCCGCGCGCGGGACGGCGTAGTAAGCGATGCGCACGCCCTCCGGCTTGAAGGGGAAGTAGCCGCCGGTGAGCAGCGCCTGCTGCACGGCCGAGAGGGGAGGGCCGACGAAGCCGACGACCATCGTCATGTCCTGGTTGTCCTGCAGGACGATCCGCTGGCCGCCGGAGAACACCTGGTTCCACACGGCCTGCGCGCCGGTGATCGTGCCGTCCCAGTGGTTGGCGGCGATCTTCGCGCGGATGAGCGTGCGGTAGGCGTCGTCGGGCAGGGACGTCAGCCCCGTCGTGGGGTCGAACGGGCCCTGCCAGTTGCCGGAGTCCCAGCCCACGGTCGCCGGGCCGTCCCAGCTGAAGTAGACGTTGGCGAGCGGCGTCGTCAGGAGGCGGCCGATGCCCACCCACTCGCCGACGGCGTCGAGCTGGGCGCCGACGGCCGTGTCGAGGTCGAAGTCGGCGAGCATGCGGGCCACCTGGTCCTGCTGCGCGGCGCTGGGCGCCGTCAGCGCCAGGACGACGGCCGCGAATAGCGGCTTGCCGGCGTGCTCGCTCGTCACGAGCGCGAGGTAGTCGGTGGCGTTCATGTCACGTTGACGGTGATGTCGGCCACGGCGATCGTGGCGCGGGAGTTGTAGGACACGGCGACGTCGGCGGCCGTGGGCACCAGGGGCTTCGCCGCCTGCAGCACGCCGTCGACCTCGAACTTCTCCGACCCCGCGGCGCCGTAGAACTGGGCGGGGAGGTAGATCTTCCCGAGGTCGCTCTTGCGGCCGATGCCGAGCCCGTTGATGTAGTCGGCGATCGACTGCTTGATGCGGTCGCCGACGGCCGTCGTGTAGCCCGGCAGCGCCTTCACGGTGACGACCACCGACAGCGGCGTCGCGCCGGCGTACCAGAACCGGATGATCGACGGCAGGCCGTTGTCGCCGACGACGGTGACGGCCGTCGAGCCGTGCGTGTAGGCGCCCGGCGTCTTGCGCGCGAGGATCGCCGCGGCGATGGCGGCGGCGTCGCCCCCGAGCACGACGGCGGAGATGCTGTTGCCCGGCAGGCCGTTGGCGTCGGCGACCTTCGTGTCGTTCTCGTAGACGCGCACCTGCGTGACGCCAGCGAGATTAGCCAGGGCGCCCTCGGTGCCCTGCAGCACGGTGCGCGAGGGCAGGGCGGTGCTGATTTTCTGCCGGCGGCGCAGGGCTGCGTCGGTCTCCACGGGGGCGCCGGCAGAAGCCGCGGCGATGTTCGTCGCCGACTGCCACCCCCGTTGCGGGTTGACGATGCGCGTGACCGTCCCGGCCGGCGCGTCGACGGCGCCCTCGGCCTCGGCGGTGGCCAGCGCGTCGGCCTGGCCCGTTGAGGGGATAGTGACCGTCGGCGGCAGCAGCCAGCGGTGGCCGGCGTCGTCGGCGACGATGCCCGACTGGATGACTGTGCCGATCACGCCGACGACGCGCACGGCGACCGAGCCCTTGGTGGCGACGGCGCGTGCGATGCCGTTGATCTTGACCTGGGAAGACAGGCCGTCGCCGGTGGCCGTCGACGGCGCAAACTTGTTCCACACGGCGATGGCGGCGTCGTTGCAGTCGCTGATGGCTTTCGCGAAGACGGCGAGCAACTGACCGTCCTGGCTGTCGGGGTCGATGTAGGCGTCGTTGCCGTAGATCAGGCGGAAAGTCGCGCGCAGGCTCTCGTAGACGTCGGAGTAGGGCGGGGCGGAAATGCCGGCGGCCGTCACCGTGGCGGCGAGGGTGGCGAGTGGGTAGGTGGCCATGTTCTAAAGCGTCCCGTTGATTGCGGCCTGGCCGTAGTAGGTCTCGACGATGGCGGCGACGTGGAAGTCCCGGACGTCGACGCGGCTCTCGTAAGCGACGAGGGCCTGCACGCCCGGCGTTCCCGTGATGCGCGCCTTGATCTCGATGTCGCGGGTGGCCTGCGTGCCGTAGCCCAGCACGAGGTCGCGGTCGAGGCCCTCGCGCAGGTCGAGGAACCACTCGCCGCGGTAAAGGCGCAGGCGCGTGAGCACTGCCTGGGCGACGCACGCAGGCGTGTCGACGAGCATGCGCGACCCCGGCCCGAAGACGTAGTCGCCGTCGGCCGTCATGGCTCGGTTCTTCATGGCGCCAGCCCCCCGGATGTGTCGGTGCCCTGCCGCACGCCCGTGTGGGTGTGGGCGGCGTAGGGCAGGCCGTTGATGACGAGCTGCCCGTTGATGTTGACCGTCGCGCCGCTGATGGTGGCGACGCCCGTGGCCGCGGCCGTGATGGTCGGGGCGGTGACGGTGACGGCCACCTCGGCGGCGACGTCGATGCTCCCGTCGGGCGACACCGACACGCGCGTGGCGCCCGAGGTGTTGCGCAGCTGCGCGGCGGCGGTGCTGATGGCCGGCACCACGCGGGGCAGCGACGCGACGCCCACGAAGGCGAAGCCGTCGCTGAGGTCGTGCATGCGCAGGTCGGCCTGGTTCTGCACGCCGCCGCTCTGCCACCACGCGTCGATGCAGCGGTCGGCGAAGACCAGCAGGCACTCGTCGCCGGGCTTCACGGGGAACGTCAGCGAGACGCCCCCGCCGGCGGGGAAGTAGACGGGGCAGTCGAGGCAGAGGGGGAGGTCGACCCACTCGTAGGCGCCCCGGAGGCCCTGGACCCGCGCGCGCACGGACGGCTGCACGCTGCACGTCTGCCTGGCCGGGTCGAAGGTGTTGATGATGCCCGGCATGCTCGTCCACGACGCCGCCAGGACGCCCTCGACGGCCACGCGCGCCGCCTCGACGGCGTCGCCGTTTCTCTCCCGCCTGTCCTGCATGTTCTTCTCCTAGATTTTGGCGCGCACCTTGAGCGTCGCCGCGTCGACCTCCAGGCAGACGAGGTCCACGTACCAGTCGTTCCCGCGCGTGTCGCCCACGTACTCGGCGACGTACACCCGGTAGAGGCCGTCGGCGCTGATGGACGCGTACCGCTGGAGGCCGGCGTACTTGTTGTAGGCGAGCTGGGCGCCGACGAGGGCGGCCCCCGGCGCGGCCTCGGTCTGGTTGATGCTGGCGTTGTCGATCTTGACGAGGCCGCCGACCGTGATCTTCGGGTTGAGCAGGCACCGGCACTGCATGCCGTCCTCGGTCTGGTCGACGCGGCCGATGAGCCCCGTGTCGGCGTTGAGCACGACGGCCTCGCCGGGCAGGTAGCCGTCGAGGGGGACGACGTTGACGCGGCCGTCGTTGATCGTCCACGTCGCGCCCTGCGCGGCGGCCTCCTGCCGGATGATCCCCCGGGCGAGACCGAAGAGCACCTTGCCGCGCGGCAGCACGCCGCCCGTCGCGGGGATGAGGAGCTGCCCCATCGAGGCCCCGTTGGGCTCCATGACCTTCACGGCGGCCGCGATGCGCTCGCCGGCCGTCGAGCCCGCCGCGCTCGACGAGCGCACGACCGAGAAGTTGTAGGCGAGGTCGCCGTCGGCCGCGAGGATGTCGAGGAACGTGCTGACGCCGTCGGGCTCCTTGCCGATGCGGAACTGCTTGATGGTCCCCTGGAAGATGACGCCGAAGGGGCCGGCGGCGTAGCCCGCCTGGAGCACGACCTTGGCGTACTCGGCGCGGGCCGCCTGCATGGTGTCCTCGCTCAGGTTCCAGACGCGGACGTAGCAGTTGCTCGGGCTCTCCTCGTCCTGCTGGGCGGTGCGGAACTGGAAGTGCATCTCGCTCAGGTCGAGGGCGCGCTCGCCGGCGTCGTCGATGAGCAGCAGCGAGGCGCGGCGCAGGTAGAGCTCTTCGGATGAGGCCATCAGTCGTCCGCCACGAAGTAGAGGTGGGCGCGCACGCCGAGGTCGGCGTAGGCGGGGAGGCCCTCGTAGCCGCCGTCCGATGCAACCACCAGGGCGCCGGGGAGGTCGAGGGCTGCGCGGTGCTGCTCGAGCAGGTCCAGGCCGGGCACCATGGGGATGCTCGCCGCCAGCGGCGTGCCGTCGGCCGCGCTGATCGTCAGCGCCCACCACGGGCCGGCGCCGTTCCAGACGACCGACAGCCCGAGGGGGACGCCCCCGATCGTCGTCGTCAGGACCTGGGGCTCGGCGGTCAGGGGGATCTTCAGCAGTCGCGGCACGTCGGCCTCCTTGTGTGTCGTGTCAGCGCCCGGCGCTCGCCGCGATGCCGGCCTGGTCGGCGCCGAGCGGGCCGAGGTCGACGGCGCGCACCTCGCCGCGCGAGACCGGGTAGGACGTCGCCTCGGGGAACTTCTGCTCGGCGGCGGGGGCGCCGATCGTCACCGTCTGGGTGCGCGCGACGAGGATCTGGCGGAAGACGGCGACGACGTCGAGCGAGTTCTCCGTCTCCTTCGTCGTCGTCTGCCGCAGCGACTTGATGAGCATGTCGCTGTAGGTGCGCTTGCCCGTGCCGATCGAGAACGTCACGCGCGAGCGCTGCAGCTGGAGCAGCCTGTCGTAGATGTCGCGCACCTGGTCGGGCTCCTGCCCGCCGAGGGCGGACGACGCTTGGCCGAAGGAGGCGGCGAGCCCCCCGGCGCCGGCCGCCTGCGCGATGCGCGCGACGCCGGCGAGCGTGCCCGTCACGGCGCCGGCGAGGCCGGTGACCAGCCCGCCCAGCCCGCGCCCGCCGCTCGGCGAGTTCGAGTAGGTGAAGTGGATGGCGACCTCGGCCGGCCGCATGAACGCGTGGTCGGTGATGCGCGCCCCCGTCTCGACGGGGTGGTCGGTGATCTCGAGCTCGTCGGTGTGGATCTCCTCGACGGTAACCTGGGCGACGAACGGGCCCATGTAGCGGCTCGGCTTGAAGAGCACGGACTCGAGGCCCAGCTGCGCGGCGGCCGTGAGGATTCCCAGCACCTGTCCCATCAGTTCACCCTCGCCTTCATGTTGCGGATGACGTCCGCGTTGCTCTGGTCGATCTGCTCGCGCGTGAGCGCGGCGGCCTCGCGCGGGTTCGCGCTGCCGTTGACCGTCACGGTGGTCGTCTGGGTGACGTTCACCCCCGCGCCGGGCTGCGCGACGGCGTCGACGTAGCCCCGGGTCTCCTTGGGCGCGCGGCCGAGGCCGTACTTGTCGAGGTTGCCCGGCCCCCAGTTGTAGGCGGCTGCCGCCTTGGTGACGTCGCCGCCGTACTTGCGCAGCAGGTCCTTGAGGTACTTCGCCGTGCCCGTCGCGCTGTCCTCGAGGTCGTTGGGGTCCTTGACGTCGTACTGTGCGGCCGTGGCGTCCATGAACCCCATGTGCCCCTTGGCGCCCTTCGGCGACTCCATGAAGCGCGGGTCGCCGCGGTTCGACTCCCGCTTCCAGATGCGGTCGAGGATGCCGGCGGGGAGGGCGTAGTCGCGCTCGAGGCGGGCGAAGAGCTGGGCGGCCTTCGTCTGGTCGGTGCCGTCCTGCGCCTGCGCGCCGCCAGTAGCCCCAGGGACGTTCACGGTGACCTGCGGCGGGGCGGGGCGGGGGGTATCCCGCCCCCGGGGCTGGTCGGGCGCCCTGGGCACGCCGGTGCCGCCGCGCTTGAACGCCTCGTCGTCCTGGGCGGCGTCGACGCTGGCCTCGTCGGCGAGGCGGGGCTGCGAGTCCTTCGCGCCTCCCCACCGCTTGAACTGCTCGTACTTGCGGCGCGCCCACCCGGCGATGCCGGTGGTGGCCTGCGTGGTCTCGGCGTCGGGGATGCCCAGGCGCTTCTTGCTCTCCTGCGACAGCTCGACGCCGCCGCGGGTGCCGCCCCCGCGCCCGCCGAGCCCCTCCATGAACCTCTCGGCGAGCGACCCCGCGGCGGGGGACTGCCGGACGAGGTCCGACCAGTCCTGCAGCACGAGCTTCGTGACCGCCGACATCTCCAGCATCTTCGGCAGGATGGCGCCGGCCACGACGTCGCGGAACATCTCCGCGCGCATGACGAGCTCGCGCCACTCGTTGTTGTAGAGGGCGGCGTTGCGGGCGGCCTCCTCGGCGTCCACGCCCATCTCGGCGGCGATGCGCTTGCGCTCCTCGCCGGCGCGCTTGAGCTCGCCGAGCCCCTGCTGCAGGGTGAGCAGCGTGTCGGGGTCGATGCCGAAGAGGTTGGCGTACTGCTGCGCCACGTAGAAGGGCATCTTCTGCAGCTGGGCGACGAGGTCCGTGAGGACGTCGGCCTTGTCGCGGCCCTCGACGGGCACGCCCAGGCTCTGCAGCAGCCCGGTGAGGCCGGGGTTGGCGCGGAGGTTGCGCGCCATCGCCTCGAGGCTCTGGCGGATGACGCCCGTGCCCAGGCCGATGCGCGAGGCGCCGTACTCGAGCGCCTGGATGGAGCCGACGGCCGAGTCCGTGCGCTTGCTCGCGTAGTACAGCCGTTCCATCGAGTTGGCGAACTGCGTGACCATGGCGCCGGCCGCGATGGCGACCAGGCCCAGGCGCTTCGTCAGCACGCCCGACTTCTTGTCCCAGGTCTCCAGCGTCGTCGTGACCTTGCGCTCGCCGCGGTCGTCGATCTGGAAGCCCAGGGCGATCAGGTATTCCTTGAGGATCGACGACGGGTTTGCGGCCATTGCTCTACTTCCTCGTGGCCATCGCGGCCTTGTGGCGCTCGTAGCGCCGCTGGTTCTCTTCGCTCACGTCGATCGCCTCGTTGACGAGGGCGACCTGCTCGAGGGTGATGGCGCCGTTAAACAGGCTCTCGGCCTGCACGTAGCCGCGCAGGACGGGCCGGTACAGCCAGTCCTCGCCCTCGGCCATCGAGACGTAGTCCACGCCCTCGGGGGAGGGGGGATTCAGGAGGCGGTCGAGCTTTGCGGCGCGGCCGCCTCCGACGTAAAACCCATGAGGTTCACGAGCACGGCCTCCACGACGAGCCGGATCATCTCCGGCATCTGGATGTCGGCAAACATCAGCTGCGTGCCGCGGGCGACGGGCGCCCACATCTCCTTGCCGCCGTTGAGGACCTGGCGCCGGGTGACGACGGCCAGGCAGTGCGAGGTGACGTAGTCGATGGTCTCGTCGCTCATGGCGGCGAGCACCTGGGCCACCGGGCCCAGGCTCGTCATCATCGTGGCGGGGTCGAGCTGCTCGCGGCCGCCCGCCTTGAGGGCCTCGACCGACAGGCCCAGCGAGGCGAAGATCGGCGCGATGCGCCGGGCCACGTGGAACTGCTTGTCGGCCGGCATGATTCCGACGCCGTAGGTGTGGCCCTTGATCTCGATGGTGTTCTGCATTTTCGTGGTCTCCGTGCGGGGGCGGGGCGTCAGCTGCCGAGCGTGCGCTCGATGCGGATGGCGTTGAACTCCCAGTCGACGGGCGCGCCGTCCTTGGCCCAGGAGAGGTCGGGGGCCTTGGCGAAGCCCACCTGCTGGCAGGTGATGACGTCGCCGCGGCTCGAGTCGTTAATCACGAGGGTGTTCTGCCCGTGCGTCGCCGACGACGCCGTCTGGAAGGCGTACAGCGCCGAGAGGAGGGCGTTGGTCGGGCTCGTCTTGAGCAGCCGGATGGTGACCTTGCCGCTCTTGTCGGCGTAGAGGTTGTGCTGGCCGCTGCCGTCGGCGCCGATCGTCATGCCGGAGATCTCGCCCGTCGGCGTGACGGTGATGCCCTCCTCGGCGGCGCCGGAGCCGGAGCCCATGCTGATGGCGCCGCCGGGGCCTACGAGGGAGGCATTGCAGTCGAGGAAGCTGTAGGTGGAAGACACGTTGAGTTACTCCTTGCGCGCGGCGGCGGGTTACTGGTTGACGTTGACGAGCACGTTGGCCGTGTGGATGGCGCCGGCGAGCTTCGCCGCGACCTGGATCGGCACGGCCATGCGCGCCGCGCGGTCGGCCTGGTTCTGCGTGTCCACGCTCGGCGCGTACACGTAGTAGCCCTTGGGCAGGTAGTCGCCCTGCTTGAGCAGGCCGAAGCCGCCGGCGTTCCAGACGCCCGGGGCGAGCAGGCCGTTGATGGCGCCCTGCGAGCAGGAGGCCTCGGCGGCGGTCGTCAGCAGCTGCATGCCCTGGTTCGTCTGCGGGATCTTCGTCGTCGACGAGTAGAGCAGGTTGTAGATGCTGCGCTGGATGTCCGTCGCCAGCCAGTCCGTGCCGGCCACGACGTCGGCGAAGTTGCCGTCGGACATCACGCCCTCCTGCAGGATCGCCGTGTCGTTCTCGTAGGCGACGAACACGTTGCAGCGCTTCGCCTTGAGCGTCGCCGCCTGGCCGGCGTTGATCTGCTCGGCGGCCACGCCGGGCTCCTGCTTGAACTTGAGCGTGATGACGGTGTTGCTGGCGCGGTAGTCCGTCGTCAGCAGGCGCGCGGCCGCCGAGACGGCGGCGTTGGCGTCGGACGAGCTGTACTGCGAGAAGGTGCGCTTGTAGCCGAGCTGGGCGAGCAGGTAGGGCAGGTCGGAGGTGCTCGACGCGTTGAGCGCGTTGGCGTCCTGCGTGGTCACCCAGTAGGTGTGCTTGCTGTTCGTGCCCTCGATGAAGGCGGCGATGCCGAGCGCGACGTTGGCGTCGGTGACGCCCGGCACGGCGAGGCCGTAGAAGCGCTGCGACAGCATCGACTCCAGGGCCGTCACGGCGGCGAGGGCGGTCTCGACGGGCTGGCCGGCGTACAGGTAGGCGCCGGCGGCCTGCGTGCCCCGCAGGAGCGACGAGATGTCGGTGCCCGAGCCCGGCGCCGTCAGGAACGACAGCGAGGACGTGGGGCCGGTGGCCGTCGACTCGAACTCGAAGCGGCCGTAGCCCGCGTTCCAGGTGACCGACGTGCCCAGCATGCCCGAGGCCGAGGCGATGATGCCAGCGACGGCGTTGAGGTTGGCGGCGCCGGCGAAGTTGAGGCCGGTGATGTCGGCGGCCGCCGCGCCGTTCTTGGCGATGCGGAAGGCGCCGTTGGTGATGGCCTGCCAGGCGGTGATGGCCTTGCCGGCCGCGCTGAGCGTGCCGCCGCGCAGGCCGCCCCGGCTGGCCGCGCTGAAGTAGCGGCCGATGACGATCTGCTTGGGCTGCGGCGTCTGCGAGAACCACTTCTGGGCGCACTTGTACTCGTCGGAGATGAGCCCGAAGTCGAGGGCCACCGCGGAGAGCGTGGCGTAGGTGCGGAAGCGCTCGACGCCGTCGATGACCGGCGAGGTGCCGACGACCAGCAGGTCGGACAGGCTCTGGGCCTGCGCGCCGGCGGGCGTGAGCTGCACGCTGACGTCGACGACCAGCGAGACGGGGAGGGAGGGGGTGGTGGCCATGAGCGTCGGTCCTTCTAGGGCTTGCGGGTTGCGATGGGGGTGAGGTAGTGCTCGTTGTCGAGGTACGAGTCGAGCTTGTCGATGGCGGCCTGCTTGTAGCGGCGGAACGTGCGGTAGCTGAGGTGGACGTTGACGTCGAAGCGCTTCGTCCACCGCTCCTTGACGAAGGCGGGGGCGCTCATGACGTCGCCCGTCCAGTTGACCTTGATGCCGGCGGCCTTGAGCGCGAAGCGGTTCGCCTCGATCTGCAGGCCGTCGACGAAGCGGTTGGCGACGGCGTTGCCGCGCGGCCCGTAGAAGCTCGCCAGCATCTCCACGCGGCAGTCGCGCTGCAGCTCGGCCGTCTCGGCGTCGAGCTGGCGGACGAAGGCGAAGGCGTCGGGCGACGTGCGCGACAGCCCGACGGCCGCCCACTCGACGTGGAAGTCGGGCAGCGCGGGCGCGTTGGGCTGGAAGCGGGGGCGGACGAGCGTCGGGTCGAGGCCGGTGATGCCGGCGACGGCGCCCTGGACGGCGTCCTCCAGGTCGTCCCCCTCGAGGGGGAGGGGGGAGTCGAGGGGCAGCAGGTATTCGGCCATGTCGCCCTCAGTCGGCCACCGGGTCGACGGCGTTCTGCGACTCCGCAATGACCTGGTAGGTGCCGCCGCCGTAGCGGGAGTAGTTGAGCACGTCGACGACCTTGTAGGAGATGCCGTCCCACTCGATGCGGTCGGGCTGGTAGATGACGCCGTCCGCGTCGCGGCTCGCCGCCCGGCAGGCGAACGACGTCGCGACGAGGATGCGGCGGGGGATGAACGTGCTGTCGTCCTTGTTGAGGAGGGCCGACGGCGACTGCTGGGTGATGACCCCCCGCACGCAGGGGAAGCGCTCGACGATGGTCGGCGTCGTGCGGCCGTTGGGCCCCACGACGTCCTCCCAGCGGGAGACGTCGAAGCAGTCGGCCAGCATGGGGTCGCGCGTGACGAACGAGACGTCGAGCAGTGGCATGTCACTTCTTCCTGTTGCGCCGGCTTCGCACGGCGTAGGTGGCGGCGTTGCGCAGCGCCCCGGTGTCGACCAGGGGCTTCGCGAACTCCGTGGAGGCGGGCAGCCCCTGGGCGCGGCGGTCG